TGATCAGGCAACATTAACAGAATTTGCAAAGTACAAAAGGATGCACCCGGAATGTCTGTATGTTTTTAATAATGCCTACAAAAAGGTGGAGATAATTGACAGAATCATGCTTCAGCTCGGCTGGATGGATTACAATGCGGATACCGGAAAAGAGCCGTGCTATTATATTGTGAATACTTGTGAGAATTACATCAAAGAACTGGATAAATACTCGTGGAGAGAAGACAAGGACCAGGAGCCGGAGGACGGCAATGACCATATGGTAAACAGTGTGCAGTACAACTGGATTCCTTACCGTACAAAGATAGGAGTGAGAAGAAATGGGGTTGATAGGTAAAATGGCAGACAAAGTAAGAAACGGAATCAGAAGCTTTTTAGAGATTCAGCCAGCACCGGCCGGTACAATATACATCAATGAAAAGCTGGACTATGAATCCAATGCAATTAAAAATAAAATATGGTACAGAGGGCAGTCAGACGAATTATCACAGTTGTATAAGAGTATTGATGCTGACAGAACACTGTTTTGGAAAGCTGTTCCCACACCGGGAAGGGCAATAAGAAAAATCCACACAGGACTTCCTGCGAATATCGTTGATATGCTGGTATCTATTGTAATGTCAGACATGAACAGTATTAATGTATCGGAAAAACAGGAAGAATGGGAACTGATAGCAAAAGACAATAATTTTGAAGCGGTAATGACAAAGGCGCTGACACAGACACTGGTTGTCGGTGACGGCGCTTTTAAATTTACGATTAATACAATGATAAGCCCATATCCGTTGATTGAGTTTGTATCCGGCGAAAATGTGGAATACATCTATCAGCATGGCAGAATCAGCCGGATTATTTTTAAAACGGCATATCAGTACAAGCACAGGACATACCTGTTAGAAGAAACATATGCAAAGAACGGCATTTATTCATGTCTGTATGCAAACGGAAATGAGGTGCCGTTAAACAGTATCCCAATGACAGAAGGATTACAGGAATCTGTAACATGGGAAGGCGATTTTATGATGGCGGTTCCGTTTAAGATTTATGATTCAAATAAGTGGGAAGGCAGGGGAAAATCGGTATTTGATTCAAGATGCGACAACTTTGATGCGTTGGATGAAGTGTGGAGCCAGTGGCTTGAAGCATTGCGCAGAGGCAGGTCAAAAGAATATATTCCGACAGCATTATGCCCAAGAAATCCTGATACAGGAGAAATTATAAAGCCAAATGACTTTGATAACCAGTATTTACGGGTAGAAGGAAGCTTATCTGAGGACGGAAAGGACAAGGTTGAACTTATACAGCCACAGATTCCACATGAAAGCTACCTGAGTACCTATGTGACGGCATTGGATTTGTGTTTACAGGGATTAATCAGTCCTTCCACACTGGGAATTGATGTAAAGAAACTGGATAACGCGGAAGCACAGCGGGAAAAAGAAAAGGCAACACTGTACACAAGAAACAAGATGGTTGAAACGATTCAACACAGCCTGCCGGAAGTGGTCAATACGGCGATACAGACATATGAAGTGTTGACAAGACAGGCTGTAACCTGTCATACGGTGGAAATACCGTTTGGTGAATATGCAAATCCGTCTTTTGAAAGCCAGGTTGAAACTGTTTCAAAAGGAAAGCAAGGCGGTATTATGAGTATCGAAGCATCTGTGGAAGAATTATACGGCGATTCCAAAGATGAGGAATGGAAGAAACAGGAAGTATCACGGCTGAAAGCAGAGCAGGGAATTGAAACAATGGAACAGGTATCGGTCAGTGAGGAAAACGATGGATTCACAGTGAATAAAGTACAGGCACTTCCGAAATGAGGTGAATAAAGTTGCCAAAATATGTAAACGGCGAATATGATATTGAAAAAGCGTTTCGTGCAATCGAAGATGAATTGATACACTCCATGATTCGTAACTTTAAACAGCACCGTGCAGAGGAAACAAAAGAGGGATATAACTGGTCTGCATGGCAGATAGAACAGTTGAAATCACTGGAACAGTACAAGAAAGCCAATGCAGAGAAATTTTCAAGCCGGTTCAGCAACATCAACGCTTCAGTAGAGGAATTGATAAAAGAAGCCCGCGCACAGGGAGGTTCAGAGCAGGAAGAACAGATATTAAAAGCAATTAAAAATGGATTTAAAGCAGCGAAACCACCCGGACAGGGTATGGAAGCTGCTTTTTTTAGATTAAATGATAAAAAGATAGAAGCATTGGCAAAGGCAACAAAGAATGACTTATCAAAAGCAGAACACGCTACGCTTAGAATGGCAAACGACAAGTACCGCCAGATTATATTTAATGCGCAGGTTTATGCCAATACAGGCGCGGGAACATATGAAAAGGCAGTGGATATGGCAACAAGGGATTTTCTAAGTGCCGGTATCAACTGTATTGAGTATAAAGACGGAAGCAGGCACAATATTAAAGAATATGCCGGTATGGCAATTAGAACGGCAGATAAGCGGGCATATCTGACGGGAGAAGGTGAAAAGAGAAAAGAATGGGGTGTTACGACCGTAATTGTAAAAAAGCGTGGAAATGCCTGTCCGAAGTGCCTGCCGTTTTGCGGCAAGATATTAATTGATGACGTATGGAGCGGCGGTGTTCCGGACGGAAAACATAAGCTGATGAGCCAGGCAATCGCTGCAGGTCTTTATCATCCGAATTGTAAAGACATACATACAACGTACTTTGAAGGAATTACAAAGTATGGAGAGCCGTATACAGATACTGAAATAAAACAGATTGAAAGTGATTACAACGAGGAACAAAAACAAAAATATGCCCAAAGGCAGGCAGAACGGTTTAATCGCCTTGAAAAGTATTCTCTTGATGATGATAACAAAAAAATGTATGCGGAAAGGAGGGAGCAATGGGAAAAACAGGTTGATTCAAAACAGGAGTATAAACCTGTAAATCGAGGTGAAAGTAAAATAGTTGAAGTTAAAAATAACACAAATATAAATATTAGCGAAGTTGAGGACTATAAAGGAGATGTTTATATATCTGATAAGGCAAATATTAAGCCGAGGGCATTGCATGAAATCTACAACAATACAATGAAGGCAATGGAATTGTGGGGAATTTCAAAGAATAGAAGACCTGAGATTAGAATTGTTTCATATGAAGAATTAGAGGCATATGGCAAATATAATGCAGTAGATAATGTTGTATATTATATACCCGAAGTTGTTTCAGAAGATATTGTGGGGGGAAAGGCGATTACAGAATATCATGAAATGTGGCATATGAAGCAGGCTGAAAAGTTTAGAAGTAAAGGCTGGAATATCACTAAAGAGAACTATGGCAAGTACATTAGAGAATTAAACAAAGAGTGCAAGAAAACAATTGACGTACTTGGTATAAATGAATATAATGTGGGTAAGATAAGTGATTATGCGGAAAAAATGCTGGATTATGGAAGATATGATGAAGTTGAAGCCGAATATATGACGATTATAAAATCAAAGGGGAAAGAATTATGATTATTGATTATCCGGAAGAAATAAAGAAAGCAATGGAGATATATGAACCTTATAGGTTAAATATTAAAGATGGAGAATTAAAAGATGCACCGCAAGAAGCAATAGATGCTTTTTATAAGTGTAAAAAGTGGGCCTGGGAACAGGAACAGTAGATGAGTAGCCACCAGTCGAGAGATTGGTGGTATTTTTATACCCAAAATCAAAAGTTGCACCGGTGCAACCGCAAAATGTAAAACGACGGAAACAGGATTGTAAGCAGCAGT